TCCAAGTCTTGCTGATGCCACCAGCTGTCGTCGTCGTCCCATGCGCTACCGGACATCGGACACCTCGCAGCCGTGGCCGTCGCACGGCTCAATGGCGGCGGCGATCAGGTAGACGGCAACGAGGGCCACGATCAGCGGCCAGACGGGCTGGCGCTTCATGCTGCCACCTGCGCGGCGACGCGGGGAGCGGGGCGGGGCAGCAGTCCGTCGCCGTGGATAGGGTTGCGAGCAGCGGCGCGGCCTGCGGCGTACCAAGCCCACGAAAGACGGTCGGAGCGGCTCGGAACGCGAACGCCACGAGTCATGCCGTCAAAGCCTGCCCAAAACATCGCCGCCCACGAGTTTCCGGCGCGACCCGCAGGATTGCCGCTCGTGGTGTACGCGAACAGCACGGCAGCGCGGCGGTGGTATGCATCGAGGATTCGTGCCTTGTGAGTGGCGTAGTCCATAACGGCGCTCACGCTGCCACCTTGCGGGCTGCGCGGATGGCGTCGTAGATCGTCTCAAACTCGGCTTCGGTCAGCTCGGTGTGATCGATCTTGATGCCGAGGTAGTTGGACTGGCCGAACTTGCCGCGGCTGATGTTGTCGTGGTGACCGATCAAGATCACCTCTCTGACGTCAAATTCCTCGGCCAGATTGGTGTCGGGGTCTTCGGGAACGTAATTGAAGCTGATTTCAACGTCCCACAGGACGCCAAAAAAGACCAGTTGGGTTTCGATCGTGTTCATGTCTGCTCCTGTCTGTGGAGGGGTTGTGTCTGTCAACGCGATCAGTTTAGCAACCTAAACCATGGTGTCAACAGGCTAGGCGAAAAAAGTTTAGTCGGCTAGACTGCGAGGATGGACATCGACAAGCTCATTCAACGATACGGCAGCCAACAGGCTGTTGCTGACGCTTTCGGCGTCACCAAAGGTGCTGTCAGCCAATGGGTAAAAGCCGGGGCAATCCCGGCGGCTCGGCTCTGGCAGTTGAAGTCAGGCAACGTCAAAAAACCGGAGAAAACACGATGATTGCAACAGCGATGCTGCTTCTGGCAGCGGAATTCCCCGTCATTCTCGGCACGATCCCGAACCGTGACCAGGCGAAGATTACGTTTACGACGACCGAAGGGAACTGCAAGGACGGCGAAAAGCTCGTGTACACGCAGGCCGACGGCGGCAAAGTCACGTTGACCGGCTGTTACCGGATCGTCGGCGATCAGCTCTTTGTGGTCTGGCGCGACGGCGACATCTACACCTACGACTTCGCCAGCCTTGAGCTGTCGAGCGAAATGCAGCGATACATCGAGGAGCGCAAGCGGTGAACCGCACCGCCTACCACCGTGCCTACTATTGGTCGCGTTTGGAGGCACGGAGAGCCGCTGCACGGGCTTCCCGCCGCAAGGCGAGGGAAAGGGCAGCGGTCATCAAGATCGTCTGTGAGGCCGTTACAGAGGCCAGAAACGACAAACCCCCTTTCGGGGGCTTGACGCGGGCGGGGGGATGGCCCTACTCTCGGGATGCTTTAGCGAGGTGTCGTGACGATAGCCCGGGGGAATCGGGCTGTCAACCACCCACCTCCCAGCTCGGGACATCTGGTCGGGAAACCAACGCGCAGATTGTCCTTAAACCCACACCGGGGCAGCCAGCCTGTGGGTGCGCAGCGTGTCGTCGGGAAGCGCAAATGGCAATCGGAGCAATCCGATGAAAAGTAGCCGACAGCAGGGTGGCTCCGTCAGTCATCAATCTCTGCACGATCAACGGTAGGCGTATTCCGTCTCAACCGTGCAGAGTTCACCATCAGTCATCGGGGGTTTAATCATGGGAGATGAATCACTCTATGGTCAAAGCAAGTCCAGTCAGCCCATAGAAAAAAAAAGCACTCTGGATGTTTCGAGTTGTCAGAGGATGTGGGATGAGTTGGTGCAGGGGTCGCCGTTGAACCGACTGCGGTACCTTGATGCCAGAATGGCTGCGGGTGCGCAGATCGACAAAGACCGGGTAGCCGAGCTGGTGCGTGATGCCGGGGCTGTTGCGGTGTTGGCTGACCCTGACGCCATTGGTCTCGTTCGACAACTGTTCGGCGAGCGTGGAGTGCAAAGGTTACGGGAGAGGGCGAAATGATCGACACGACAAGTCCGCCAGGCTCGTGGCAGCGCGAGCTGGACTTCAAGATGTCGCGGCCTGACCAGCTGCGCACCGAAATTTACGAGCAGCGGCGACGCATCGCCGAGTACCTGCGCGAGATCGAGCAGCTGCGTGCGCGGGTGCGCGAACTCGAGGCGCGTGAGTCTGCCTGGGTGAGGGAACCGTGACCGACCTACGAAAAGCCGCCGAGGGCGCACTCGCCGTGATGACGGCAAAGCCGAGCAGCATCACGGCTGCCGACTGGGCGCACGCGATCGACGCACTCCGCGTTGCGTTGGAACAGCCAGAGCCTGATGACTACGATTGGGCGGGACGTTGGGTGTTGCGTGAAGTGTTCTTTGTGGACGATGGAGACCCGATTGGGCACCGAGAACCGCAGCAAGCCCGCCGAAAATGGGTGGGAGACACTTGGAACGAGTGCCAAGAAAAAGCATGGAAGGAGGACAAGACATGACCGACCTACGCAAAGCCGCTGAGGATGCGTTGAAAGTGCTGGAGGAATTGCACGGTGGCTGCACAGACAGCGACGATGGCTCAATTGAGTGCGTGACGATTTGGGTGCCCGAAGTGATCGCCGCCCTCCGCGCTGCGCTGGAACACGACCGCCGAGCGGCACTTAATTTCGTGCATCAGGCATTGCAGGACGAAGCAGAGGAGCCGAAGCCATGAGCGAACAACCCGAAGGCGTGGGGGATGAAGCCATGACCGAACAACCCGAGAAGAAAGCGCCACTGATTGAGAGGCTTGAGGCTGTTCCCGCCTATGCGCGGTTGGTCATTTTCGATGGTTTGTTCACCCCCACGGATTTCCCGGTCGGCATAATTCACCCGGCTAGCACAACTTACCCGGTCGGCGCGATGACACACGAAGCCGCCGCCGAATTGCGTCGGTTGCAGGCGGAAAACGCGGAACTGCTGGCGGCGTTGAAGGATATGCACAGCGGGTGGAAATACATCCGCGAGACGCATGGCGACTTGTACGGCGTCGGTTGGGACAGGTCGCAGGGCAAGGCAGAAGCCGCCATCGCCAAAGCGGAGGGCGGGAAATGAGCAAGAGCCAGCGACAAAAAGGCGCGGCGGGCGAGCGTGAGTTGGCCGGCATCCTCACCGAGCAGCTTGGCTGGGTGGTGAGCCGCAAGCTCGGTCAGGCCCGTGACGGCGGCGATGACATCCAGACCGGCAAGTTCCGGTGGGAGTGCAAGCGTCGGGCGAAACTCTCGGTGTACGAGTTCATGGATCAGATCACCGCGGCGTGTGGCCCAGGCGACGTCCCGGTCGTGGCGATGAGGGGAGACGGGAAAGGATGGCTAGTGATGATGAAACTCGAGGACGCGATGCCGCTGATCCGGGGCGAACTGTCCGAAAAGTGACGACCTGCGAGGTCTGTGGCACCAAATACTTCACGAAATGCAGACGGGAGAAGAACCATGACGCACTCATCCAGTGGCGAAACGCGAGAATCCTACGGGACATCCTGTGCGAAGCCATCAATGACGCCCGAGCGGGAGATCCGAAAGCGGCAAATCATCCACAGGCTAAAGGTGTTGCGCTCAAGCATGGCCGCACTCGAACGCGAGCTGTCCCGCGTCGAGCTTGGTCTGGCAGAACCCTTCGCCTTCCCTGACGACCCGCCAGCGTGGCTGTTGAAATCGAACCCGAAAACCGTAGAATCGGCACTTGGAGCAAACCCTTGCAGGTGACCTATGTCCATGACGAACGCGGCAGAGGCCAATCTGCTGAACCTTCTGTTTCTGAACCTCGACTGGGCGAACATCGGTGACGCCAGCGGATTGCAGAACTCTGCGACTGCCGGGTCGTTTCACGTTTCGCTGCATTCGTCCGACCCCGGCGAGGCCGGCAACCAGTCGACCAACGAGGTGTCCTACACCGGATACGCTCGCGTAGCGGTGGCCCGCTCTGGCTCGGGCTGGACGCTCACGACTTCGACGATCAGCAACACGGCGCTCGTCCAGTTCGGTCAATGCACGGGCGGCACCGCCACGGCCACGCACTTCGGCATCGGCACGGATTCGACCTCGACCGGCAACTTGATCTTCAAGGGTGCGCTGACATCCTCGCTCTCGATCAGCAACGGCATTCAGCCGCAGTTTGCTGCGGGTGCGTTGACCGTCACGGTTGACTAATGCTGCCGGTTCCGCAGCAAGCGGTTGACCAGCAAATGCTGGCCCCGCTTTTTACCTGCGGCGAGTGTGGAGAGCCGGTGATCTGCTTTGGGCAGCGGTTCTTCCGAACCTGTGAGCATCACGCTGGTGTGATTGTTGCGACACCGGAAGCGGCAAAGGTGGTGAATGCCAATCCTTAGCGTGGGGGATCTGGCGCAGTCCTGGGACAACAACAGGGTTTGGCGACAGCACTGGCACAAGACTGCAAGTCCCGTCGTCACCGCGAGCGGGTTCTGGCTCGATTTGTCGATGGCGGCAGGGACGCCGAAGTACAACCCCTACGTCGGCAACGCTCTTGAATTTACGCCGCTCGTTGGCGCGAGCAACAACGGGATCAACGCTGGCATTGGTGGCGATGCCTTCATCGTCCGGTATGCCTTGGGCGGCGGCGGAACAAATAGCGGCATTTGGCCCGGCAACGCAATGCTGCTCGATTACGTTGGCTTCTATCCGCTCGTGGATATGGACTCAACCGACGTTCAGTTCTTTGACAACACCGGATACACGAGTCGTCACTCGAGCGGGCAGCGACTCATGGTGGTCACCACGATCCCGCAGACTGCTCCTGCTCCCACCGAGGTGCGCGTCATTTACGAGGGCAGCAATGGGGTTCAGGATTTCGCGAGGTTCTGGATCAACGCGATGAACGTGGCCGGAAATATCAACGTGTTTTCAAGCGCGGTCGGAACTGGTAGCGGGTTCGCGGCCCCGTTTGTTCCGCTTGGCCCAGCAACGCTTGATGTACGCAAAGTGATCAGCGTTGAGGTGACCAACAGCAGTGGTGGGTTTTGTGCGTTCGTGCTCGTCAAGCCGGTGCTCGAGACTCCAGTGTTTGATACGGTCACCACTTACGAGCTTGACCTACCAAGAAACCGGGTACCGCCACTTGTGCTGAACAACGCCTATCTGAACCACGTCGTGTGCGCAGCATCCACCGGAACGGTCACCGGGATCACCCGTGGCCACATCGTATTTGCGAGGAACTGATATGGGCTTCACCAGTTATGATGATCTTATCAACCAGGTCACAACCAACAACAAGCTGGTCGTGCAGCCATGGAACCGCATCACTCCAACCGTAATGACCGCCGGTCGATGGTACGACCTATTTCTGGGAGCGAGTGACCGAGGACAGGGTTACCACGGGAATCACGTTCAAAATTGGGGTTTTGATTCTTCCGCGAACTGGACGGCCGGCACTGGCTGGGCTTGGGGCGCGACAGGCGTGTTCACAAAAACAGCCGGAACCGCATCAAACCTGACGCAGACGTCTGGCATTACGCTTGAGAATGGCGTCACTTACACGGTCATCATCACGACATCAGGTATCACAGCTGGGCAGATTCAGATTCAGCTCGGTGGCGGCACGGCCGGCACGGCAATTACAACGAACACCACAACCACACAAGCCGTCACGGCTGGAGCAACGCAAGAAATCGCCATTGTTGCGAACTCGACGTTTGCTGGATCGGTAGACAACTTCATCGTCATCGCGGGCGGCACGAACGGCCAGACTCCGCGCTTTGCTCCGTATAGCGCAACCCAGCAGGGTTGCATCTGGCCGGGCGATTTGACCGGCGGCACAGCGACGAAGCATTTGCTCACGATGTCCGCGCAAACAGCCGGTGCAACGACGGTGCCGATTACGTTGCTGCTTGTGGATCTACTCGGCGTGTACGCCAGAATCGACGGCAACACCGGGACTTCAATCACGCTGGCAAATACCTTGACGCTGCCTAGGTACACGACGGGCGCTGGGGTCATGGCCTATTCGGTTGTCGCCCCAACAACGACCGGCGCAAGCGCGCACAACTGCTTGATGACCTATACCAACCAGTCGAACGTCAACACGCGAAATCTGCCTCAAACCGTTGCGGCAACGGTGTCGGCAGTCAACTCGCACATTTACCATTCTGGTACGGCCGCGAACAACATCGGCCCATTCCTGCCGCTGCAGGCCGGCGACACCGGCATCCGGTCGGTGCAGAACTGGCAGCAAAGCGCGGCCAACGGCACGGCCAGCACATTCACCAACCTCGTTTTGTGCAAGCCGATCATGGAACTGCAGGTCACCACGCAGTTCCTGTTGGCCGAGCGCGACATGCTCAACCAGTTCCCGTCACTTCCGTTGATTCAAGAGTCTGGTGCAACAAGCAACCCCTGTTTGTCGTGGCTCGCCTACGCAGGCGCAGCAACTCCGGCGAGCACCAACTTCTTCGGGGTCAATCGGTACGCCTGGGGCGGCTGATGCTGCGATTCAACGGACAATCCCCGACGAGCGCGAACGGATCTTTTTCGTCGTTCCCCGGCCGTTACCGCGGCACGGTGTCGGGTATTGCCCTGCAGACTGGGATGATCCCGCTGTGGAGCGCAAGGCGCACGCAAACTGGCGCGTTCGGGAAGTTCTCAGGGCAACCAGACGGCACGTTGCATCCTGTTTCATGGTTGATGCCACTTACCGCTGGCAGACTGTCGGCCAGGCTCATTGGTGCAACTTTCACGCTTGATAACCTTGCCGTTGTCGCTGGCCGGAACCTCGATGGAACGCTGGCCATCACGTTCACGGTTGGGCCGTCTCAGCTTGATCTCATCGTCAGCGCGGTAGGCAGTTCAAGCGCGACATTTACGGCCGATGGCACGCTAGCCGGCGCACTGGCGGCAACCGGCGTCAGCGCCGTTACCTTCACCGTCGGGCCATCGACGCTCGGCGCGATCATCGACGCAGTCGCCGCGGCACTCGTCCAATTCACGACGCAGGCCACGCCACGGGCCACCGGCACTTTAGAGGGTGCCGTTACCCCGTTCACCGAACTCTCGCCCCAGAACCTTGCTGCGGCGGTCTGGCGGGCAATCGCCACCGATTTCAACGACAGCGGGACGATGGGCAACAAGCTCAACCTCGCATCGTCCGGCGGAATCGATTACGACACGCTCGCTCAGGCGGTCTGGGAGTACGCAACTCGAGCACTCACGGCCACCGGGAACGCAGCGGTTGCGGCCGAAGTCGAAGCGGCCACCCCGGCCGAGGTCTGGGGGTATGCCACCCGCAGCCTGACTGACAAGACCGGCTTTGAGCTGACATCGGCCTACGACCCCGCCAAGACGGCAGCACCGAGCGCATCCACGGTCGCGTCGGCCGTACTGTCAGCCGCTCAAGCCGCACCGATCCACGCCGACCTGCGCAAGGTGAACAGCTACGTCGTCGACGGCCAAGGCACCGAGGCCGATCCGTGGGGGCCGGCGTGAATGCATGGGGTCTGTCATTCGGCAATTCGTGGGGAAGTTCTTGGGGCGCGCAGCAGGTTGCACCGCCCGTCCCAGCGCCTACAATACGGCTACCGGCGGCGGGTGCTGCCGGTGGTGGAGTTGGACTCCCGAGCATCCCGCGGCTACCTGCGCGGAGACGGCCGCGGCCATCCCTGCCGACCATCAAGGCATCGAAACTCGGAAACACGGAGCAGGTCGAACAACCTTCAGGGCTGCGGACATTGGGTGGCCCGGCATTCTCAACCCGCAGCACCTGGTATCGTGACCCACTGAAGCGGCAATGACACTCTGCCCCAACTGCATCGGATCTGGCTGGATCGCCGACGGACTCGGCGACTGGCTACGGTGCTGGGAATGCAACTCACCACCGGCCAAGAAACCGGTTACGGTCGTGACATTCAGCAGGGGCGCAAGGGTGCGCAAGCCTGCCCCGCCAGACGATCCATCAGCAAAGGGAAACAACCATGCCCCTCAAGAAAGGCTACAGCCAGACCAGCATCAGCCGGAACATCTCCACCGAGATGAAAGCCGGTAGACCCCAGAAGCAAGCCGTCGCCATCGCCCTCAGCACCGCCCGCACCGCAGCCAAGAAGTCCGGGAAGGGTGCCATCGCTCGCAGGCTGATGGCGAAGTGATGCCAGACAGGGCAGAACAGGTCAGAGCAGTCCTCGCGCTGATCGAGGACGGCATGTCGGAACGGTCAGCCTGTGTCGAAGTGGGCATCAGCCGAGCGACCTTCAGGACAACGGCGCTCAAGGCAGCAGCGGGCGACCACTACGCGCGCGCGTTAGAGGCTTTGGCGCAGGATCAGGTCGAGAAAGCCGAGCAGGTCATTGATGACATGCGGAACGGGGTCATCGACGCCCAGCAGGCCCGTGTCGAGCTCGATGCCCGCAAGTGGTTCGCCTCCAAGTTCCTGCCCAAGCGGTACGGTGACAAAGCCGAGGTTGAGCACTCTGGCAATGTGGGGCTCACGGTCAACGTGGTGCGCTTGACGAATGCCGACGATCGAACTGCCGGCTAACGGTTGGAGGCCGCGCCCGTACCAGCTAGGCGCATGGGGTGCGCTCGAAGCCGGCACGAAACGTCTGGCCCTTGCGTGGCACCGAAGATCCGGTAAGGACGACATCTCCCTGCACTGGGCGGCGGTCAGCGCCATGACTCGCGTCGGCGGCATCTGGCACATGCTCCCGCAGGCCAACCAGTCACGCAAAGCCATCTGGGACGCGGTCAACCCGCACACCGGCCGCAGACGCATCGACGACGCATTCCCGCCAGAGATACGGGAATCGACCCGGGAACAGGACATGTTCATCCGGTTCAAGAACGGCAGCACTTGGCAGGTCGTGGGGTCGGACAACTACAACAGCCTGATCGGCTCGCCGCCGGTTGGCGTCGTGTTCAGCGAGTACGCGCTAGCCGATCCCAACGCATGGGCGTTCCTGCGGCCGATTCTTGCCGAGAACGGCGGCTGGGCGATCTTCATCTCGACGCCCCGCGGCAGGAACCATTTTGCCCGGCTGGTCGAGTACGCCAAGCAGGATCGCGACTGGTTCGGGCAAGTGCTCACCGTCGAGGACACCAGAGCCATCCCGCTCGACACCATCCAGCGCGAGCGCAAAGAACTCAAGATGGAACGCGGCGACAAGGAAGCCGAAGCCATCATCCGGCAGGAGTATTACTGCGACTTTGACGCCGACATACCGGGCGCGTATTTCGGCGAACTCATGCGCTCTGCCGAACTGCAGGGGCGCATCGGTTCCTTCCCGCATATCCCCGGCCAGCCGGTCGGGACGGCATGGGACATCGGTGTGGGCGACTCCACGGTGATCTGGTTCTTCCAGTTCGTCGGCCACAAGGTGCGGATCATCAACGTGCTTGAGGGTTCCGGCGTCGGGCTCGACTGGTACGCGAAGAAGCTCCTCGCGATGGATTACGTCTACGGTGAGCATATCTGGCCGCATGACGGTGCGGTGCAGGAGTGGGGCTCGGGCGCGACTCGGGTGCAGACGGCCGCGGGCTATGGGCTGAAGCCGCGCATCCTCGAGCGTGACTCGGTGGACGACGGCATCCAGGCGGTGCGCATGATGCTGCCGATCTGCGAATTCAACGCCACGCCAGACCCGTTCCCGGGCGAGACGCCGGACGAGGCCAAGGGCCGCATGACCCGGGCGATCGACGCCCTGCGGCAGTACCGGCGCGAGTACGACGACAAGCTCCAGCGGTTCAAGGACAGGCCTCTGCACAACTGGACGAGCCACCATTCAGACGCCTTCCGGTACCTTGCCAAGGGACGGCGACCCTTCCGCGGTACGGAGCGCAGGCGGATGCCGGGTGCCGCAGTAGCAGATTACGCCGTGCTTGGGTAGACTCGCGACATGTGCGCCATGAGGTGAGCCATGTCAGGTCTGTTCAAGCCGAAGATGCCGAAGATCGAACCCCCGCCGCCGGCGCCGGAAACGGACATGGCAAAGCAGCGCGAGATCGAATCGACCCGCCTGCGACGGCGCAAGGGCCGCGCATCCACCATGATGTCGACGGCTGAAACCCGACAGCAGGGCGGCGTGGCGACCACCAAGCTCCTCGGAGGTG